TGGCTGCTACTGCGGCTGCTGTGGTGGCACCCGCAGCGGCTCCTGTGGTGGCCCCTGTGGTGGCTCCTGCGGTGGCTCCTGCGGTGGCTCCTCCACCGGCTCCTGTAGCTGCCGCGGCGCCTGTGAAAAAGGCTCCGCGCAAAGCCCCCAAGGCAAAAGAGGCGGTAGCCACCGTGGCGGCCGTAGCGACTCTAGACCCTGTAGAGCTCCCTGTAGAGGATACACACGAAGTCTATGTGCGCGTCGTAGAAGTGGATGAGAGAAAGCTATATCTCGCGCCGAAGAAGCAGAAACTCTATGATCTGAAGTTCAAGTACATAGGGCGTCTGAAAGATGGAAAAATAGTGGCATTTCCTGATTCGGATGCGGATGTTTGAGGCTATATGTCTAGTAGACAGTCTCGTATCCATCTAAGTTTTGTATCATATGCGAGGGCAAAACTCGCCAAAACAGCGCGCTCCTTCAACTTTTTATCTTTAACGGCATCATATGCTGTCTCCACTTCGAACTCATTCACCTTGGAAGAGTTATATTTTTCAACTCGCAATACGAACTGAGCAACATCATCCGCAGTCGTTTTGAGCAACTCCTTTTGAGCTTGAAAGGCTAGTCGTAACTCTGCGCACGAAAGATACGGGCGCACCGTGGTACCCGTACGAATGAGCGGGCACTTTTTATGGACATTGAACGCTTTCTCTAGGGCACTGATATAGTTATTAATCAATAGATTCGTATCCATTTTCCATTGCTGCGCCTTTACATTGTTAATGGTATTGAAATAGTGAATAGCCTCTGATTCTGATTCCACGGTCTTTTCTCGAACTGTCACATTAAAGTGAGGCTCGCAAAAGGTAGAGCTATAGAAATCCCGTACTACAGAGGCGCGATGCTGGCCATCAATAAGATAGGATGACAACACCATTTTGCCATCGGCAGTCTCTTCATTATACTTCACAATACTATAGCCAGAATCAAGGCTATTTATTTTTGATCCTACTGCGACCTTAATGGCAGCTGCGTGCTCTTGATCGAGAATTCGTTGCCCCTTCCATATTGGAATAGCAACTAATTCGCTTGTCGACATGAGTCGGAGGATTGAACCATCACTATATTGGTGTAGCATCAGTATAGAATATGAAAATGGCTACAAAATACTCAATTTTTAAGCAGCCGAAATCACCCCCTACCCGCCGCAGCAAGAATGTATCTAGACACACTATAACTCGTGCTACCCTTGTTCGCAGAGAGCGGCTGTCCCACTTTCGTTGCACCAGCCACCGCAGCCCCAAGAGTCGTACCTAGACCCACACCGGCATCCGCGCCACCACCCATTCTTACCAGATTATTCGTCACGGCCGTATCGGCCGTTTTTGACACATAGTTCGCAAACTGTGTCTGCGCCCCCTTTTGACTCGCATACGTGGTTTGGCTGTAGTCCGTGTTAGACATCTATATTTACTCTCCAGATTCTTTCTTCGGCTGTAAAGCGCTCCAACTCACGGGGAATTTCGTCTCAAGCAGCTCGCATACAGCCTCCGCATACGCCTGAATCTCTGCTTGCGCATATGGAGAGAGTCGTAGATTACAAAGGCGCGCATAGGCCGATAGAGACCCTGTCTCAATGAATTCCGTATACATCGATTGTGGAAGAACACCTCGCGCAACTTCCGGAGCTACATTTTTTGCCAGCAAGTGTTCGTAAAACTTAATGGCATTATTCTGAAATTCATCCATCTCAGTAATAACAGCAGCCTCTCCCTCAATAGGTGTTGCCTTCGACCCCTGCTTCTTATTCGTATCCCGCTCCCGAAGAGTGGGAGGCAAGAAACACTCGGGCGTATCATCCACATAACGCCGAGACACCTCATTCCGAGCAAATCCGACGGTGTGGCGAAACCATTCACGCGCCACATAGATAGGCATCTTCAAGCGAAGCCGCGCCTGCGGATGAAAAAAGGGGGTAATATGGTCGTGTTTCGCTAGATACTGTATGAGTTTCTCATCGCGCGGCTCCAACACTTTCGACTCCTTTGCGAAGGAGACACGTGCCGCATTCACCACCGTGAGGTCATCCCCGAACGTCTCCATCAACTCTACAAAGCCCTTCCCATCCAATACGAAGAGTTTCGTGGTCATCCCTATACAGATATAAAAGAGATAGTTTAGATGATATTGCGCGCGCGGTAAGAGAAGTAAATATATTTATATAAACCCCTATAGAATGTTAATACTTGAGGATGAGCTCGCAAGCATAATGGAAGAGCATGGGATAGCGTTAAATGGCGTATTTCATATTGGGGCGCACAAATGCGAAGAGATGCCTATATATAAAAAACTTGGCCTCGAGCCCACCGATGTTGTATGGATAGATGCGATGGATACCTATGTATTTTTAGCAAAAAAATGGGGTATACCGCATATATATAACGCTGTAGTAACAGATAAAGACGATGATGTTGTAGTGTTTAATGTATCAAATAATGACGCATCTTCAAGCATATTAGAACTGGAGACACATTTAACAGAACACCCCGATATTCACTATGTAGATAAAGTTGAGATGAATACTATCACAATAGACACATTTTTCAAACGCAATGGATTAGATGCCAAAAAATATAATATGTGGAATATCGATATTCAAGGCGCAGAGTTACTCGCCTTGAAAGGAGGCGTGGAAAGCCTCGCGCACGCGGATTTGCTATATTTAGAAGTCAATGAGCGCGAGCTATATAAGGGTTGCGCCTTAGTGGGGGAAATAGACACATTTCTGGAGGCGTATGGATTTAAACGCATCCGAACGGAAATGACACAGCACGGCTGGGGAGATGCAGTATATATAAAATATCGCGGGTCAAGAAGTTCTCAGGCAATAATAACGGCGTTTGATATTGGTGCGAATGATGGCTCCTGGACTAAAGCAAATATAAACCGATTTAATAAAATAGTTTCTATAGAGGCATCGCCCACAACATTTGAAAGATTAGTAAATAGTTCTAATAGTGGAAAGACTGTTTTACTAAACTATGCCGTTTGTAATAATAACGGCGAGGATATAACATTTTATATGGCAACAGGAAATGATACTTTGTCCACTATGAATAAGGAGTGGTTAACAAGTGAAACCTCCCGATTTTATAACCAACCGTATACACAAACTATATGTAAAACGATTACCATAGATAACTTAATAAAAATGTACGGATTACCTGATTTGATTAAAATAGACGTTGAGGGCGGCGAATATGAATGTATATCTTCATTGACACAAAAGGTTAAAATGCTCTGCTTTGAATGGGCTTCTGAAGTCAATAATATTACATTCAAGTGCCTGGATTATTTGTTTACCATAGGGTTTACACAGTTCTATATACAAAATAGCGACCACTATACATTCAGGCCTAATGAAAATGACTTTTATGATATAAATCTTACAAAAAATAAGTTGCTTAACATGAAAGAAAAAATAGATTGGGGTATGATATGGTCTAAATAATGTTCCGCCAATCTAGATACAATGATACCATGGTATCCTATTGGTCAATACAGAACAGTCCCTTTAGAGCCCTTACCCATTCCCGTGGACCCTCCCAAAAATTTGAACCCAAGTCCATCCACGGCAAACTCACCACCCGATGCCGTATATACTAGACTTTACAAATCCCTACCAGCTCACGGCAGAACTCCCGCCCAAAAGGTACAACCTCAGACTTATCCTATGGGCCGGCGATGGAGAGCATGAGGGCGTCAGCGATGTGCGCCGCCTCCGCAACTATGACGTCTACGTGTGCCTTGGCCTGCAGCCCGATGTACTCAAGAGGAATATGGATGACCTGATGGCGACGCAGATTCTCTGTATGATAGACATGCGGAATCAGAACCAGTTGGCCCTATTTCGTAACATGTTCCAGGACTGTTTCAGCGTGATTGACGCCGACTATTTCGGGAATACCCCTACTCTTCCCCTTACGGTATATAGCCCCCTCCTTGGTGTGGGTGGTATCGCTTATAACACGGAAGGGATTAACGGACTGGTGATGACCCAAGATAATTTCCTCAGCCTTCTAGAAATATTCGCGCCAGTGCTCAATGAGCGCGCAAGAGAGATGCGTCGTTGGGATAACATGATTCTCGGCTTGGCGAAGCGTGATGATATCTCTCCTGGAGAAGTGTGGTCATCCGCGGACTTGAAGCATACATGGTATGATCACCACAGGGAATCGCAAGAGCGTTTCCAAGGATGGCAGAAAGACCGGAACCCTGGTTGGCCTTGGTTTAAACCTACGATAGAAGACCAGTGCGAGGATCTCAGCCCCCATACTCTCTGTGTGCCTATCAATGAAAACTCTGCGGCTCCAGAGATTCTCGAGCAGATTCGCCCGCACTTGATCATATTTGAGGAGTATTTGGCACAAAAGGTTCAGCAGCTTTCGACTGCCAACCTACAAATCACCTTTCGTCATGCGGATGGCCTGCGCGACTTTGATTATGAGCTCGATAAGATGGACAACACATATAAGCGTATTCGATTCTATCAGAAGGCCCTGAAATGGCTCACTCAGCCTATTCCAGCGGGACTCGTGGGTGAGTTCGGCTACTACGCTGATGTACGACAGGTGGACCAGCCTATTGTATTTGGCTTCTACTACAGGAAAGAATAGGGGGTTTGAGTTCAGCAAACGCCGTTAGGAAAATTTGATTTTTTGCCCGGCGCATATAACGACACCATGAAGGATTTACTCGTTGTTGGACACATTAATGGTCTACACAGGCCTTTATTCGTGTGGAAAGGGGACACGAATAGCAGAGAGAGGTTGAAGGACGCAGAATACATAGACATTAGTGTGAGGGTACCCAATGCGCTAAATCAATATGGAAGATGGGACGATGTCCCAAGCTCTTCCAAATCGATTCTATATACATGGAACTGCCCTGTGTACGCCGCACTGAGCCATATTCACGCGGCCCATAATAGCACAGAATCTAAAAAAATGTGGTCTGATTTGCTGATTTCAGGCCATCGCATTTTACGTGAAGGCGGCCATATGATTATTCCCATCTTTCAAAATACCATAAAAACTCCATGGCGCTCGGGTCAAGCAGAACTAGGTGATGCCCGCTTCCAACAAGAAAACGCAGAAGCGATTATCGACGCCATTGCCCCACGTATGTGGGCCATAGAAGCGGTTCTAACATACCCTTTCCGGCTAGTGGACGAGGAGCAGCCAAGGCCGACTCCCCTACTGGTATTTACCGCGATGTAGGCATCTAGGCACAAGTTATGCTTCCCATAGGGGAAGCATAAGTTCGGCAGATGCCGTTACACGCCAGCTAGGCGCCGTGTAAGCTCCCACATCCCATCCACAGACGCATTCCGACGCCACCAATCGCGACAGGCCACTGACATTACCGTCCAACGCTCAGCCGTCGTTTTTTCTATACTCGACGGAATATCTTCAGGCGCCTCGACACGGAAATAGTGTAGACCCTCCTCGGGCGGCTCAGCGTAGTTGGCCATATCGACATCGGCCGCCACAATGGGAATACATCCCATGGCCATACATTCAATCTCCCTATGACACTTGTAGCCATACCCTGCGAGGCAAAGACCAAATCGCGCGTCAGTGAGTTTCTCCAGATATTGCTCCTGCGTAAAAGGGTAGGGCTTGAGGCCGTCCACATGGACGAACTCACTGCATTGGGGTGCCCAATCGAATCCGCTCCTCCGCTTCTTCTGTACCTGGTTCTCAGAGCGTCCATAGAAAACCAGTGTTTGTGCGCGACTCTCCCAGGGCTTGGAGGGGGTGCCACGAGCCACAATGGCCTCCACCAGCGCAGGGCGCCGAGGCCAGAAACTCCAGGCGCTTGTAGGAGCATCGCCTGTAGGGGGCGGCGGATTCCCAAAAAGGGCGAGCTTCCAGGCCCTCTCCGCAGGAGGCGAAGAGTTAAGCCATTCATGTGTCGGCCTATCATATAAAAGTATCTCTCCAATGGAGCCAAGCCAAACATGATGCGCTGAGGAACTCTTAATACAATCCACAAAGCCTCTTTCAGCCCAGAGAGTAACGATTTCACGAAAAGAATCGCCCGAATGTGCGAAAAAGCCGGTATGGCCGTGCGGAAGAAAAATCTTGGGACGCTGCGTGAGAGCTACCGGCTCGGCCACGGTCTTCGGCTCCAACTCTGCGCGAATGGCCTTCACCAGCTTTGCGATTAGCGACTTCTTCTCCACGTCATTCGGCGACCCCTTCGGCACAATCGTCATACGATGCTCCAACTCCGCCGCGCACGCCGTGTGTAGAAGACTCGCACTCGGCTCCATCTCATTCTGAATCTCCCATACATACCCACCCTTTGGCAATACCCAACACCACGGCGCAAGTGTCTGCTCGAACATTACTGCGCCCCAGGCTCCACGCAGAGCTCGCACACAGGTATCAAGCGAACTACGCCCCGCCCACACGATTTTCACACTTAAGAAGCCCGACAGCTGCTCTTCCAGCGCATCCGCAACCTCATCCGTAATCCACTTGGAATCCACTACAATCACTAGCTGCCGCTCACCAACAACCCCTTTCCAACCACCGAGGCCAAGGGCCGAGCGCAAGGCACCGACTTCTTCACGAGAAATGAATCCCTCAGGCGTATCCTGATACGGCCAAAGCGCGGCCTCACTACACCACGCCTGTTGGTTATCATCGCGAGAAAGAACGGGAATCTCCTGCTTCGGCCAAGAAAACATCTTAATCGTCTCAATACAAGCTTCATTCTTCCCACACCAGAAATCCCCCGTTTTTGCCCCGAATTCTTCACGCATAAGAAATATCTTCGACAAATATTCGAGCAGAAATCGCGCAGGAGATTTTGCCACGGAGTCAGGTAGAGGCGCAATCATCGCATCCTCTACTGGAATGGCCGCCGACAAATAACTAATCTTAGAATCCGACCACGCTTTCACGGAAGCCTTTGTCTTTCCTACCAGAATAGAGTCATACGTATATGCGAGCCCGTCACGCGTCTGAATCACGTCGTTTACTCTATAGAGAGATACGGGAGGCGGCGACCATATGTTATCATCATCCGCGTCCAACTCTACCATGCCCTGGGTGGCCCGTGAAACCATTGTACAAAATGTACGTGCCTGTGCGGGTGTTAGAGGACCGCGCACAGGGCGCGCAAATGAGGCGAACTTGAAGGGATGAGGTGCCGCCACATTATCAATAGAGACTACCGGCTTCTTATCATGGAGCCCTGTAGGGTGAATATACAAATATGCCGGCTTGTCCACAATGTTCCTCGAGTCATATGTCCGCACCTCACTCGCATGTAAGTGATACGTTTTCAGGCTGAGCGCAGGGTTCACAATAAGAAAACGCTTTTTAAACATCTCCATTGTAATCGCATTGTCGCAGCCGCCCTTCCCAAAAGGGAAATCCAGGGCCGCCCAATCCCATGTGACGGCCTTGACGGCATTGGAAGAAACGACCCAAGTATCCTGGGAATCTGCGCGCGGCCCGAACAAAGTTGCCTTATCTGTTGCGCCGACCGAGTCCACATTCCACCGAAGAATCGCGAGAAACTTCGGCATCGTCTCCAAATCCGTCGACCATAGATTGCGCCACGTATCCGCGTCCAGAAAAATGTCCGCATTCGCGAATGCGATAAGCGTATCGGGAGGAGCGTGCTCGTAAATCCAGCGAATCACATCTGCATATGTGAGGCGCTTCGCAATCACACGCTCTTCTACCTTCGGATGTTTCAGCCCATAAGCCCGCTCATTCAATAGAACAATCTTATCAATAACAGGGCACTCCAGATTTTTCTGGAAACATGCCTCAATCTCTCGACCACGCTTCGCCTGATCCGGTTTATAATACTGGCCTACGAGCCATAGGGGCTGCGGCCTTTGAATAGCAGATTCAAGGCGAAGACTCCGTGTATTACGGGTAGAAGGCTCCGCAGGGAATGTTCGCCCCATCTGTAGGACAAGAGCCAGAAGAATCTTCGCGTCATTCTCCGTGCCGTACCACTTGGTGCCTACAAAGGGATACATATCATGAATCTCGTCGAGGCAAATGAGATTTCCTAGACGAAGCGTGGCGAGTTTTTCAATCGTCATGAATTCTACAAATGCCTTTGTCACGGCGACGATACGCGCGGCCTTTGCCTGCCCGCTCTTACACCAGGCCGCGGTTTCCTCATGCGGATTCAGACAAATCACGATATCAGGAGGCAGGCCGGCCGTGTGAAGGCGCTCCGCTGCCGCAGAGCTCGTGGCACCAATATCCCAGCGCGACCAACGCTCCAACTCCGCAGGAGGCTCGTCCAACCAAGCCAGAGTTTTCTGGTCCCTTGAAATGGACGTCTCCAAGGAAACAATGCGAATATCTTTCCCTGTAATCGGATGCCGCGCAAGCATTCTGCCTGTTCTCTAAAGGAATATATGCTAGCCACCTTAGGCACCGAGACCCTGTAAATATAGAATGGACCGGTGCGCATATTTGGTTAATTCGACACCCAAGTATTACTATATGTTGCCACTACATTTCGCCATGTTGAGGCGCTATGCTCCCGCGCTCGAGTGCGGGGTATATTTCGCCACGGAGGTTCCTGGCCATCCCATATGTCATCAAGTTGTGAAAGAATACGGTGTTACCCTTATTCCTTTAAAGGAAGAGGAGGCGGGATTCTTGGACAGTCGCGCGGCTGCCCTCCAGGCACTTGCGCTCACGGGGCGCTATCTCTATGTGATCCCTATACAGGAAGATTTTCTTTTGGACAGGACGCCCGATTTCGGCGCCATCCTAGAGGCCATGTATATGATGGAAAAAACGAAGGGGCTCATTGCCTCCGCTCGTCTTATGCCATGCCCAGGACCGAAGGGGCCCGCCCTAGAATCCACACACGGTTGGGCGGGTATTCAGAAGGGCACGGACGAATATGGGTTCACTTTCCAGGCGACTCTATGGACACTGGACGCGTGCTGCCATTGGTATCGGAATCTGTGCGCTAGACTGGAAAAAGAGTATCCGAAGGCCACGACGCCTGCGGACCAGCGCCGCCATGTAGAACTGCGGACGAACTTCGCAGAGAATGCTGATGGTCAGCGATTGTTCTGGGAGTTTTTCAAGTCGCGAAATCAGACTCATATAGGTTGGGTGCGCGCAGGGCCGTGGTCGAACGCCGTCTACATGTCGCCGTGGCCCTATCGGCCTACTGCGATTGTAAAGGGGGTGCTGGAGCCGTGGGCGGCAGAGTTGGCGAAGCGAGAGGGGGTGCCTCTCAAGGACCAGGCATAGGCGGCGCGTTACCGTTCTGATTGAATACATGGAGGTAGACACCATTGAATGCCGCCGTATAGTTATCCACATTCACAATCTGACTATTACTAAATCCACCGCGCGCGTCGATATTGTTTCCACAGTATCCATCGGGCACGAGACTTGCCATGGCACCAGGAATGCGATGATATACTGTATATTTCGCACCGTATTCGCCATCCGTAAGGGCATTACTCATGAGAGTTGCCGTATTGAGCTCGAGCTTAATAGGCGTATTGAAATAGTTGGACGAATACGCATTGGACATTTGCGAGAACATGTAGGTGCCATACGTCGTGAGCAACTGGCGGCCGCGTGTAGGAGATTCATATTGTACAAAGGTGGAAAACTCCTTTATCAGATTCTGTGGGGTACTATTTCCCAAATACATGCGCTGGAAGAAATAGCTGGGATTTACTTCCAAGAACATTTTCGTCGTGGAGTTCGGATGTATATAGCGAAGATAGGGGGCCATTGTGAAAGACGCCGTGCTGAAATACACATCGCCAGTAGAATAACCAGGGTATCGTTCAACCGTAGACATAGGTACATTACTTCCGAGAGAGCCGCTCCAATCCCAACCGTAGCCAATGTATTCATTGATATTGTAGAAAGTGGAAAAGGGAATACTGCTGGTGAAACTCGCATAGCCTGCGTTGGTCGAGAGCGTACTATACTGAAATCCGCGCCATGCGCGCGCCTCACCTGAGAGGTCTGAATAACCACTCGCCGTAAAAGAACTAATAGAGAAAAACACGGCGCGCAAATCCGTGACCGTCGATAACTGTAAGTCACCAACACCTATGAATTTCAGCGTCGATTGCGACGAGGACATTGTAATATTTTCAGAGCCAGGGACCTGTGCGGCCGCCAGACGCGAAACATTGGGAACCGTATTAAGTGCCACGAGCACATTGGGCGCGGCATTGCTGAATGTCACAGTACTATTCGCATAGTCTATATAGGATGTGAGAAGCCCCTGAATGCCCACGGTGCTAAATGGAATCGCGCTACCTATATTCGCAGCCCTCATAGTGGAGCCACGGGAATCAAGAAGTGTATCGAAGGGGATAACAGATATAGAGCTAATAGAGCCCCAATAGCCTTGACCATTTCCGTTCGAAATGAGAACATGTGAGTTGGGAATATAGCCATTCGTTACAGAACGAACACTAACCTGTCGGAGTGTAATCAAATCGGTATCTATAGAGCGTAAACTTGCCGCCATCCTTCTGTCTTAGAAGGATAGATTCTGAACCGTGAGGAAATACGAGTTCGTGGATGCGAAAAACGCATTCATTCCTTGGCTCCTGAATCCAATATTTGTTTGATAGGATATGGCACCAGGAAGACTATGATACAGTACATATGGGTGCTGATAGTTTCCTAAAATAGATGAGCCAGGCACAGACATTTTTATGCTGCGCTGGAAGAAGTTGGAATAACCATTTTGTGCAAATAAGCCTGCGACCTGAGTCTGATGTGTGGTACTTAGCCATGTATTCCCGTATTGAAGGTATGTGGTCATGGGGTATGCGGCCGATGTGATAGCGCCCGTAGTCAATGAATCGAATTGTATCGTGGGATGTAACTCAAAAATAATACGACTACTTGGCGTAATAAGACTGGAAAACACATCGAGCTGTAGATTCGCCGTTGAAAATGAGAGATTGGAGTTGTTCGTGACAGTTCCTTGCATGAGCCCATTTTGCCCCTTATATATGATGGACGATTCCACAAAAGAGCTCAAGAATGTTATCGCGGCCACGCTCGAAATCGTTACAATCGAGTTGAAAATGTTCATGGCGCCTGAGCGGTCAATATATATATTCTGTTTCGCCGCCTGAATACCATGACTTGTACTCTGTAGGGTGGCCGTGCTCACATATCCGATTGCGCCGAGAGAGCTTATAAGACCGAGCGTAGTACTCGGGAGACTTATACCATAGACCAGGCCATAAGAGTTCGCATTGCTTTGATTGAAATAGTTGTTGGTGCCGAGATAGGTATTGACGGCCGTATTCAAGTTTATATACGGGGGATCAGAGCTGCCTGTCACAACTACCCCGAGACTTCCGCCAGCTGTAGTGGCCGGATAGAGCAGGCCCGTGACAGTGCTCACAAGCGCCGAAGAGCTAATATAGCTCGCGAGTCCGAGATTCTGTACCGTGCTCTGTAGGGAAAGACTGCTGATATACCCTATAGAGCCGAGGCCAGTGACTGTAGAGACCCTATGGCTGTTTATACCCACAGCCGTACTTTGTAGGGTGGCCGTGCTCACATATCTGGCTGTACCGAGGCCCACGACTGTGCTCTGAATATTCGACATGAAGGACAGAGAACCGTTTAAGAAGGGCGTCATGCTACTCACAAGATCAGCCGTACTCACATATTTCGATTGTGTCTGAACCCAGGTGACAGTACTTTGGAGTTGGTACGTTGTAATACTACCCGGTATTCCGCCTTCACCGATCTGTGTAGAAAGAGTCGAGTAACTTGTGGCAATAATCGTGGAAATACTAGACGCGATACCGTAAATCCGATTGAAAGTAGACGGCAAATAGCCTATACCCGCGCCAATGGTGCCCGATTGGCTGCTAATGGTCTGAAATACATCTTGCCATCTTCTGGCGCCCTCACCATCGGCGACTTGAAGACTGTCGGCTGGATACGGCACACCTGTAATCGGATTTATAGAGAATATTGCCTGCTGAATGAGATTACTACTCATCTATCGCGCTTCTATAACAAGATAAGAAAGCCATCTAATGAATAAGTCGCACAATACACTAGAATGCCTGGTGGTGGTGGGTTATTACAACTAGTCGCACAGGGAAAACAGGATGTATTTTTAACAGGAAACCCGCAGATTACCTGGTTCAAGATGGTATACCGACGCTATACGAACTTCGCGATGGAGTCGCAGCAGATTGTATTTGACGGCGACCCGGATTTCGGAAAGCGTGTTACGGCTCTTGTGCCGCGTCGTGGGGACCTCCTGGGGCCGATTATTATGGAAGTTGTCCTGCCCTATGTGGAAATGACGGACGGGACTTCCGGCGTATATGTGAACTCAACAGGATATTCCTTGATTGAGGAGATTTCTCTGGAAATAGGCGAACAGGAGATTGATAAACAGACCGGAGAATGGATGGAAATATGGTCGACCTTGTCTACGCCCGCGGGCCAAAAGGATGCCCTTGACAATATTATCGGTCGTGTAGACGGCCTGAATAGGCCGCCCACGGTTATTCCCCCACAGACATGCTCTGTAGGTGGATACAAATACGGCGCGGTGAAGTTATATATACCCCTTCAGTTCTGGTTCAATAAGAATCCTGGACTCTATCTCCCCCTACTCGCGATGCAATACCACCCGATTCGTATAAATATGAAAATCCGCGATTTGAATGGTATGCTTTCCAACACGAGCCTATCGTCGAGTTGTAGCAATGTTCAGCCGAAGCCGGCGAAAATTGTGGATTTACGTCTGTGGGGTGACTATGTATATTTAGATACGGAGGAGCGTCGTAGATTTGTTGCGAACACCCATGAATACCTGATAGAGCAGGTTCAATATACCCCGAAGGTATCCATTCCCGAGGGCGTGAATATACACAATGTTCGCCTGGAATTCAATCACCCTCTCCGAGAGCTCATTTGGGTGCTTCAAAGGGATGTGATGGAAACTACGCATGAATGGTTCAACTTCGGCTCTACGTCCGCCTTCGAAGCCGGTATTTCAAGAGATATTCTACAGGATGCCACGCTACAAGTGGACGGCTACGACCGATTCGATACCAGGGACTCCGGCTATTTCCGCCTTGTCCAGCCCTATCAATATCATACGAGCACGGATGTAAAGAAGTTCATTTATGTATACAGTTTCTCTCTCCGGCCAGAGGAAATGCAGCCGAGTGGTTCATTGAACGCGAGCCGAATCGACAATATGAACCTCCTGTTCAACCTTCGTCCGGATTCCAATGAGCCTCAAACACTGACAATACCTATTCTTGACCAGAATGGGGCACCCGTTCTTATCGGTGGTGTTGCGGCCACACAGACTATTGCTAATCCATCATATGTACCGAATCGCGGTAAGTCGCATATCGTAGTATACGCTAAAAATCACAATGTACTGCGTGTGGTAAACGGATTCGCGGGACTTCTCTTCAAGATTTAGGTCGTAGTTCTGAGTAGCGATGCAGGCCCTTTTAGGTATGAAGAATCCATTGACAGCGGTCACTCAAAAATTATCCTCTCTAAATCCACTTGCCAAAAAAGCAACGCCAGCTGCTGCTAGCACTGGTATAATGTCACGTACAATCGGGAAAATATGGCACTATGTATTAACAGGGGTTTTTCCAGTTTTAATATTCATACCATTATTTTCATATATATTTCCTAGTGATTCTTCGGCATTGGCAATTATAAATTCTATTTTGGTTACTACATTTGGAATGGTATATACGTTTGGTATTAATGGCGTTAATCTCGTCGCATCAAACTCGAGCTATTGGGCAGTCGGAAAGTTCATGTTCAATCAGATATGCATAACGCTTTCTCAAATATTATCAATTGAATATGCGGGTCGTTGGTGGCTTCCTTTAATACAATCGATTCTACAATATGCGAATCCCTGGTATATATTTGATATTATAAGAGTATACGATCCTGAATTTCAAAATAAAGGTTATAAAATTCCATTTTTAAATAAACTAGCAAATGACAATATTTCAAATAACAGAATTTTGGTTCCGGGTGATATAGGTTACATAGAAAAAGATGAATTGGGCAAAGAAACGAGAACATACGGGCTATTCTACAAAGCCGTAGGTGGTATACTCGTATTTTTTCTGCCTGGAATATACGCTGTTGTGGATAGTTTACCTGCTGAGCTGAAAGGGAAATTTCAGCCATTTCTAGACCTATTCAGCAGCATATTAGGAGGAGTATCGGCCTTAGCCGGCGGAGGCTTGGGAATAATGTTACTTCCAAAACTGGTTTCATCCGTGCAGGGTAATATTACAAAACTCATGAGAGGTGGTTCAGAAGAACATATAGTACAATCAGGTATCGAACAAACAGGTGGCTCGGGTGAAAATGTTCCGACCGTTGAAGAAATTGCGCAATCCCTTTTGAAAAATAAATCTACGGCGCAAGGCGGTGGTGGGGCGTCAACAGACCCGGAAAGCGCCACATTTATGGGCCTACTCGGCATTACTGTTCTCGGTGGAATCAGTCTTGCGCTTGTTCGCAGAAAACGAGTTTCGGCCGCTACACTATAATGAAGCTGCTCATCTCCCAAATCGACTTTGAGAAGCTGATTGGCCTACAGGAGCCCGAAGCGGGTGAGGTGATTCCCGAGTGCTCCGTGATTTATTTTACGGCGAGTTGGTGCGGGGCATGCCGTCGCTTGGATCTGGACGCCATTCAGGCTGCCGCTCCTACGGCCAACTGGCTAAAGTGCGACGTGGATTCCAATAACTATACGGCGGGCTACTGCGGTGTTCGCTCTATTCCCACCTTCTTGGTGGTGGTCAATAAGAAGATTGTGGACATGCTCGGCTCCAGTGACACGCAAAAGGTGATTGCCTGGCTGAAGGAAAAGACGGTGGCTAAGTAGATGCGCTTATTGAAACAGCCGTTTACACTTGTGGGAGCGGCGGCAGTCATCTTTTTCATAAGTGCCTATCACAACGATTTGAAGAGTATGTGGGGCAAGTGATGTGCTTGGATTAAACACTCCGAATGGGGTGTTTAATCTTTGCCAACATCACTACTTTAGCAAGTGATGTTGGCGCAACGCCGTAAAATCAGATATACAACTAAGAAGGCGGGAATGAACACAGAATCTTATGATGTGATCATCATAGGCTCCGGTGTCGCAGGCTTATATTGTGCCGTGGAGTTGCTCCGGAAAAAGCGGCAGCGAGTCCTAGTGCTCGAAAAGCACAAAGAAATCGGCGGACGTGCTTATACGTATAAGCGCGAAATAGATGGGAAGAATTTACAATGGGAGGCGGGGGCTGCGAGAATATCTGAGCACCATACTCGTATTCGAGAGTTAATGCAGCGCTATAAACTGAAATGGGTTCCAATCAAGGGGGAAGCGTCGTATATAGAAGGATTCGGGGCAAAGTCTGAGCCGGATTTTTTCGATCGCGGTGTTCCCATATTTCTGGAGCCACTTCTTTGTCTGCCTCCCGAGCATCTTGCCACACATACGATTCGCCAACTTGTCACGGCTGTCCACGGCCCCGCAAAGGCAGACGAATACCTATTACGATTCCCCTATCGCGCAGAAATCGATACCATGCGCGCAGACCTCGCCCTAGACCTCTGTACACACGAGTTCCGGAGAAAAGAGGAATACGGTCTATGCGGCGAAGGAGTTTCGGCCATTATTGAGGGACTTCGCAAGGAAATGGAAAAGAAGGGTGGGAAACTGCTCACGGAGCACAGTTGCCTGAAAGTCGAGCAGGCTACTCGCCGAGGACCCGTAAAACTAACGTGTAAGCACGATTCAGAGCCGGTGACATTTGAAGCGAAACACTGTGTTCTAGCCGTTCCGGTGGATTCTCTAAAGGAGATTACTCCATTCCAAAAATGGGAAGGGACAAAACATCTCGCCACAAAACCCCTACTACGATTCTACGGGGTTTTCCCGGACTCGGGGTGGGCAAAGCAGCGCGTCGTTACGGCAGGCCGAATACGTTATATGATTCCGGGCGACCCGGCGGTGGGCTCTGTACAAATGTCCTATACAGATTCGCAAGATGCGGAGGCCTGGAAAGAGAAACTCGACCAGAAGGGTGAGAAGGTGGTGAGCGAAGAAATACTGGGCGATTTGCGACGGCTGATAGAGCCGTCTATACCGCCCCCGACATTCGTGAAGGCACATTATTGGGACGATGGGGCGACGTATTGGCTTCCTGGAAAGTATGACCCGGCAGAAAAGAGTCGCGAGGCCTATCACCCCTTTGAAGATATGCCGGGTGTACATGTATGCGGCGAATCATTCTCTTTGCGCCAAGGATGGATGGAAGGCGCGGCCGAGCATGCGGCGCGACTGGCCCGCCTTTTAGCCTAACATAACATCAGATGGATGCCTTCTTTCTGATTGTAGTGTTACATATCACAGTCATTGTGCCCTTCCTATTGTGGGTCGGATTCAATCGCGCTGCGACGCCCGAGTGGATGTATAGTGTGCTGTTTGGCGCGGGCATTCTAGTCCTCGTCTATCACACATACAAAGGTATTTCTCGCCTAATCGCGGCTTCTCCCCTCGCATGGGTAAATCTCATACATGTTCTTCTCATCGCACCGCTGCTGATATGGATTGGCTACCACGCAAAAAGAACGGAGCGTCCTGCATATGACATGCTTCTCATAGCAGCCTTCGGCGCACTCGGCTATCACCTCTATAAACTCGTGGTCCTATCACAGACATTTGTGAAATCACACGAGTTATGATAGTAGCGCCAACTGTGTTTCCCTCTCTTCACTCAGTGTAATACAGCCTCTGGAGAGATGATATAGCAACGCCGTGCTACTATTACAGATTTTCGCACACGTCGGACACGTATTGTCCTTTGTACCGAGTTTCTCAACATCTTCCGTGCAATGTTTGCGCATAAAGTGAATGATACGATTCGATTTCGTCTGTGTCTTATACGGACAACAGGGACATTTGAGGGCGGCTGCTTCCTCTTTCAAGTGTTTCGCAGCAATATGTACGGCAAGCGTCTGTGAATGTAGAAACTCCTTCTTACATGTCGGGCACTCAAAAGGGAGATGACCTTCATGATTCTTGAGATGATAGTGCATCGTATTCTGATTCTTCTTCGTCGCTTGACAAATCGGACACACATATTCCCCCGCCGCATTCTTTGTGTATGTGTATGTCATTTTGCCTAACCGTCTTTGAGCCGGGGGGGGGCTTCAATTTTTCCAAGGGCCACGGCGACGGAAGGCTGGGGTGCGACGCTATCACCACCGCTTATCGCAATGGCTATTATGTCCTCCGCAGCAATACTCCTCCTTTGAAAAGCCGGATTCTTTGGAGCAACATTTCGCATCGTGATTCTCTTTCGCACCCGGTGCCTTTGCCCCCGTGTTCGGGTCGTAATACACTGTACAGAATTTCTTACCACATTCCCAGCACCAAGAGCGCCCGCATCCCGCCCCTACACGAAAGGTCCCCTTCGTTTCAAGGCCGCATGCGAATATGTAGTTACAAGCGGCGTCTTTCAGAGCCCAGCGTTGACACCAGGGACATTGCTTCGCATCATCGGAGCTGGGCATTCTTTTAATACTGGCGTAAAGAGTGGCCGATGTTTAAACACAATGGTAATGATACTCACCTTGGCGATTGGTGAAGATTTCCGTAAATCTCTGGGGCCTGCGCTTCGCTCCAAAAGGGAATATGCGCAACGGCACGGATATAAGTATATACAGGGTGGCGAAGAGTTCTGGGATAGAACGAGGCCGATTCCTTGGTCGAAAGTCGAGTTTGTTATCAGCACTCTCTATGAAATCCCGGATGGGGAGCTAGTATTCTTGTCCGACGCCGACGTGCTCATTACAAATCCGGATATACGGCTGGAAGACAATGTTTTGCCATTGTTACCCCCTCAAAAGGATTTGCTTATGACGATTGATGCATGTGGTCATCTCAACTCTGGAAACATGCTGATGCGGAACTCGCCGTGGCTACGAGATTGGTGGAAGCGGGTGGGCCAGCAGAAGGATTTGCTATATCATATCTGGTGGGAGAATGCGGCGATGATACGACTTTTGGAGACCGTTCCTGCCGACCTGGCTAAGACTGAAACTACGGCAGAGCACTGGCGATTCAATGCGTATTTGCGGGGTATTCCGGGGCAACCCCTTTGGTTGCCTGGACATTTCCTCGTTCATTTCGCCGGTGTATATGACACGAAGAAAATGGAGGAGTTACAGGCGGAGATACTTCGAGGAGAAGTTCCTAGACTACCCTTTTAAAATCTAGTGCCTTAGTATAGTATGGACAGTTACGGCCCCCCTTCTTCTACAAACACTACGCGTAATAATTCACAGGCGCAGATGGGCGGAAAGATGCCGGCTGTTGGCTCCAAGGCCCAGGTATACCACGGGAAGGCGAAGCACACGAGCGGTGGCCTCACGCGCAAGCACCTCATGCAGACAAAGAAGGGGCGCATTGTATCCCGGAAGAAGCATGCGGCTGGGAAGAAGGCGTTGGCGCGTCTACGGAAGGCCGGCTACAAGGCGAAGAAGGGTACCTTCAAGCTCTTCCGCAAATAGGCGGTTTATATAGATGGCGCGGACGAGGCGCAGTAGCCGTATAAAACATACGACGAGAAAACATCCACGGCGAGGTTATATATACCTAGCAGCTCGCGGCGGATTAAACGATAACTTGGCGCAACTGGCCATATGTACAAAATATGCTATCAAACATGGGCGCTCTATTATCATAGAGTTCACCACATACGCAGCGGCGAATATTGACACGGTGTTCAATTTTTCAGAGTATCCGGTGCCCGTCTTTACGAACTTCAAAGACAAGGCTATAGAGTTATCGCATAACCCTATTGAGCCAGCGGCTATCACAACTCTCAAAGATATTCCTATGCGATTCTCGCACCATTATGACAAAGAGCATGGGTGGCAAGACAAGAATGGTACGGCACTTCGATTCGATTTGACACGCTCGTATCCGACCGATACAGTATTGGTATATGCCTCAGGTGGGGGCGGTGGTGGCGACAATCCGCTCGAGATACTTGGAGACCTTCGTTTGAAGCCGCTCGTATTGGCCGCATATCATAAAAAAATAAAGGAATGTGAGATACCGGCCGAATATGTTTCCATACATTTACGTGCAAGTGATAGGAAACTCGATATAACAAACAATATCACAGGAATGCGCTTGAAAAACTCGGATGCTATTATTAAAGTGCCCTCGACAGGAAATCTCTATAGGGATTCTTTACGAAAGATTGGCGCCTTCATTAAGGCGCATCAATCTATGCCCGTTTTTGTCGCTGGTGACAACTCTAAACTCATCGCGAAACTTGAAGACAGATATCCTAGTGTAATCGCGGGCAATGGTCATCCTTCCAAGCGCAGCGGTCCTCTACATAAGCAGGGCGCATCAGACCCGAACAATCTTCGTGATTCTATTGTCGACCTTCTCATTTTAGCGGGCGGGAAGGCCATTATGACTTCGCAAGGCGGATATTCTCGACTCGCGAAGAAACTATTGCGTAGGCCGGATATTCTGGAGAAACTACTTGCGTAAGAAGGCTGCTATATCTAACAAGACAGCCGCTGCCTCCGCCAAATCGAGTTGTGACCCTTGGTCCGCTCCTTCAGAGGGGTCGTACCAATACATCGCCCCGTGCTTATCCGTCTCTCCTATGGAGGACCACACAAGCCCGACCTGTGACCCCTGTAACTCTTTCAACACAGAGCGCAAGCCGGTGACCCCTGTGGTCCCCATACGCGCCTGTATCGTCGCCTCCACACTTCCTATCGCAGCGTCAGATGACCAGAAAATGGCCTGCCAATCCGGGTGGCTTGGCGCGGCAGTTCCGAGCCCAACGAGTGTAACCCCCTCCATGCGTGATAGAAGAGACATGACACTCGGGGCCGGGTCACCTCCGGCCCATACAACGCGCGTAGGCCGTGTAGTATGCTGTATATATGTGACAGCCAACTTCAAATCTTGAATATCGCGCGCATGGAACGTCGCATCCCAACCCAGCTGTGTGAGCCATTTCGGAGGGGGCGCAGTGCCTTGAAATACGAGGACTTTACGACCACGATGTGCCACTTCTGTGTCGAGCACTGCGAGCTTCCCTTTCAAGAATATCTTTCCCTGATCGGGTGTTGATGCCACGCAATAGGCGCGTTTACCACGAAGAGAGTCAGAAAATCCTTCTAGGCGCAGTGTGGCCTCCATTACTATAGGAGTCTAAACTTGGATTCCAGAAATAAACGAAGCCCCCGTGTAGAATGGACCTGCTATATCTAGTCCGCACCCTTGTGCCCCTCGCCCTGCTATTTGTTATTATGGATATACCTTGGCTATGGGTTTCTTCCACATATGTCCAGGAAATGGTTAAAAAGATACAGGGCGGTATGCCGATGCGTCTTCGTTGGGAGACTGCGCCCCCTGTATATCTGGCCCTCGCGTATCTATTGTTACAAACGCAATCTACGGTACAGACATTCTTTGTAGGTCTGGCCACCTATGCCGTATACGATTTCACCAATCTTTCTACCTTGACAAACTACACAGTGGAGTTCGCCATCGCAGATTCTCTCTGGGGAGGTATTCTATTTAGCATCGTTCGCTACGTTGCCATTCGGCTGAACTTGATGTAGGAACGCTCGAACTTCTGACGATAGCTTTTTAGTATCCGGGACCCATGTGCTACCATCACTGGCATAATCCATTGATTCACGCACATACTCCAATAGTTGAGTTAGACCATCTACACGGCGAACCTTTATATAATCATAGGGGATATTGCGATGACAAAAGCCGGAATTCAAATACTCGGCATTTTTCGTGAGGCCTTGAGAGACGAGGGCATTGAACGCGAGGAAAAGTATATAGTCGCGTTGTTCTTCCGTAACAGCGGGGGCGTAGGCCGTGGGAACGATATATTTGAGCCCTTCTGCCTCATTTTCCTCGAGCCGGTGTTTCGGAATACGGTCGTCTACAAATAGAATGTTCTTGGCTGGAATGGAGGCCTTCTGATGCAGCGCCTTCTTAAAGAGTTTCTGTAGGGTTTCCATTGTTTTATACGGCTCAACATATTTCCCGTTTTTCTGGTTTACAAAATCCGCATCTCTGAGCGGATGCCAATGATTCGCTTCTAAAGAGAATACATTTGTCTGATAAATACTTTCAATCAAGTATTTGGCTAGCTCAATAGAATAGTTCGAACTCGTATTGGAATACATGATAATCGTTTTCAAAAGGCGAGTGCGTTTTGCTTCTAGAAGAGGAAGAAAGAGTGCATCCAGGTTCGGTCGTATAACAGTTTTCAGAATGGACGGTTCTTTCAAAAGACTCTGTGCGAATGTTTCTTTGGCGCGTTGTAGCTTTTGCCGCAGAGTTACAGATATTCTTAGACGGGAGTTGTTACGAGATTGCTCTGGATTTGTCAAATGATCCGTGCTCCACAGATTTGCCAATGGATTTACTACCTCGAAAAATCCTAGTGTACAATCTAAATCAAAGGCGACGCATGCCATTTACTGACTGGTGCTACGAAAAATTGAGTATAGTAAACGAGCTAGGGGCCTTAGTAGTCATGGAGCCTGTACATAAGCCCACTCCAGCAGCGGAGGAATATGTCAAACAGATGACACCCGAGCAGAAGAAGATTCACGAGCTTGCCATCAAGATGCTGGGGTCTTCTTACTTTGTAGAGCGGGCACGGGGGTTCGAGGATTTCAAGGCGAAGCAGAGTAAATAATACTGTGGGAGGGCTAAAAGATATTTTTTTAGGGCCATAAAGATAGAGTTAAGAGATGTCTACAGGACCTACGGGCTGGACAGGTATGACCGGAGCTACTGGCTTTACAGGTAGCACGGGACCTACTGGCTTCACAGGTATATCAGGGGATACTGGCCCGACTGGATGGACTGGTCCCGCTGGTACGGCAACAAATACAGGTGCCACTGGTGTAACGGGGACAACGGGTGCCACGGGTCCGACTGGCGTGACAGGTACGACTGGCTTCACAGGCCCTACTGGTTTTACTGGTCTAACGGGCTCCACGGGCACAACGGGCTCCACGGGACCTACTGGCGCCACTGGTGTAACAGGCCCGACTGGATGGACTGGTCCCGCTGGTACGGCAACAAATACAGGTGCCACGGGTCCAACCGGTGTGACGTGATCGACTGGCAGGACCT